TTCTGGCTCTTTGTCGAGAAACGCTGCAATCCAGCACTCAGGGTAATAATTTAGTAACCAAGCACACTGAAAAGATAGAATACTATAGGCAACAGCATGAGACTTATTAAACCCATATCCGCTAAAGTATTCGAAGTTTCTCCATAGTGCATCGGCTGCTTCTCTATCGATTGACTTATCAGCACAGCCTTCAATAAATCTCTGTCTGATATCTTCTTTCTCTTCCACACCTTTGTCTGTTCCTTTCTTCGTTAAGAGCTTTCGTAGTTTGTTGCCCTCCTCCAGAGATACGTTTCTTCCCAGCTTGTGAGCCAAGAGCGCGATCTGTTCCTGGAAGATTAGAAAGCCCGCTGTTTCTTTCGTAACTTCCTCAATGATGTCATTGAGATAGCTTACATTCTTTGAATCATTTTTAGCTTTGACATAAGACTTATCAACTCCGGCACTTAAAGGGCCCGGTCTGTAAATAGATGTAATTGCTGAAATGTCAATAATGTCTTTTGGTTTGGCTCTGCGAGCTAGCCTCTGCGCTCCAGTATTTGTGAACTGAAAGACCCCTACAAACTTGCCCTTTTGAAAGATGTTCTTGTAAACTTTGCTGTCATTAAGATCGATCTTATCTGGGTGTAGATATTTATCATAGTAGTTTTTGACGTCTTTAAACGTTGGGTTCTCGACTCCGTGATGGCGCTTGAGTACATGCCCAACTGCAGATTGGATCATTGCCAAGGTTGACAGACCCAAGAGGTCAAACTTGATGAAACCTAGCGGTTCAAGGTGCCTAACGTTCATGCCTTCAGACCACGGGGTCTGAACCACACCACCTGAGCAAATCAAGGGCATGTACTTGTCTAAGTTCTCGCCAATAACAACGCCGCCTGCATGCCGACTGGTCGAGCGGACCTGGCCAACAAGTGCTTCGATGTGTGTTTTGACGTGTGGGTACTTTGTCAAAAACCGGTTGAGTGATTCTGAATATTCCATCACCTCTTCGAAAGTTGGCGCATATACACCAGCACGAATGCCGTGCTTGGCTTTCGCCTTTGGTGTGGCTTCCTTAACCATGCGGCTTGTAACCGGGTTGACTTCTTTAAAGTCGATCTTGTAAAACTTGCTAACGTCTTTGATCACAGAGCGAAGTTGCAGCGTGTTGAAGTTGGAAATAGGAACAACTGTAGTCTTCCCCCACTTCTCGGCTAGGATCTCCTTGAGGCCGAACGCGTCGCTAACATCATAGTCAATGTCTGGGTAATCCTTTGCGTCTGAGCGCAAGAATCTGCTGAACAGTAGCCCATATTTGATGGGGTCGACCTGCGTGATTCCCAGCACATATGAAACTAAAGATCCCGCAGCTGATCCGCGACCCGGGCCGGCCAACATATGTTCATTTGCCATATCTGATACGGCTTTCATGGTAAGAAAGTATTTACTGAAGCCTCTATCGTTGATGACGGTAAGTTCATGTTTAAGCCTATCAACGTATTCTTGATTTTCGGTCAAGCCTAACTTTCTTAAGCCGGCGATAGACTCTTTGATTAAAGCTTGCTCACCTGTCACCCCCTCGGGTACAACAAATCCAGGCAGACGAACTGTGTCATCTGGCATAAAGTCCTCGACAAGCTCGTGGGCAATCCAGTGTGTTTTGACCAGAGAGTCGTACACAATATCGTCGTCGTAAGAGACCCCGCACTCCTTAGAATAGGTTTGATAAGACTGCCACATCTGATCACCGTTTTTGGGATAAAGCTCCATACCCATTTCCTCAATGCCATCAGGCAATTCAGACTTAAGGTAGTCTGGGGCTGTCTTTGCGTTTAGCCAAGCAAGACGTTTGTAAAGCTCCCTGTCTTTCCAGGCGTCAGGATCCGGGTAGTGACTGTCGGCGGTAGAGATTAGTTCAATCCCAAACTCCTCGTGCATCTGGATCACGTATTCATTCAGTCTGTGCTGTTCTGGTACATTGTTCCACTGAAGTTCTCCGAACCAACGATCACCCAAGACACGAATCATTTCCTTGGTTGTTTTCCGCATGGCGTTTAAGATCGCTTCTTCGTCTTCCCCGATCTTTCTCGGCTTCGTGTCCCCCTTCTCATTGACATAATCTTCATAAATGCAATTATCCCAGTAGTCTCCAGCATATACGCCGCCGAGACACGCAGAAGAGGCGATGATACCTTCGCCATATTTTTCGAGCATGTCATAATCTAGTCGCGGATAGCGATAGAAGTTGTCACCTTGGTGTGAGTCAGATACAAGCTTATAGATATTGCTTAAGCCTGTTTGATTAAGTGCAACCAAAACAATATGACGTCGGGCATTAATCTTGTTTTTTGATCTGCGCTTTGAATCGCCTTCGTCTTCAGACGAAACCTTGTCTGTCTTTGACGCCATCTTCTTTGCGGCCTTCTTGTCTTCGCGAACACGATCGTATTCTTCTCTCCACTCTTTGATGGACGGTACAAAATACGCCTCGACGCCAAAGATCGGCTTAAACTGTTTGCCAGAAGCCTTCATCTTTTTGGCGTGAAGCACTTGATAGGACAAGCCGTTCATGTTGCCATGGTCTGTCAGTGCTAGAGCTTGCATGCCGTTCTTATATGCAAAGTCCATATGTTCTTGCGGGTAACCAAATCCGTCAAAAGCGGATCCAGCGACGCTGTGAGCATGTAAGCCCACAAAAGGAATCTTGGGTTGTGCCCGTTCCATGTGTTCTCCTTGATTATTACTATATGAATGTAGTAATGATAATGTTAAAGTAAACTACAGAGTATCATGATTTTTTTTAATCAGAAACTGAATAGTCATCTCTAAATTTAAGAACTTAGGTATCGGAATAAAAGGAAAAACCGCATGCGTGCTAAAAACACAGGTGGCAACCGCCATTCTTAAAGCGATCGACGCCGCAAAGAAAAGATGAGAAAAGAAGCCTGAGTGGCCGTTCTCCTTTGGGTGCTTGGTAAATATATTATTCATGGTCCACTCCTATTTCGTTCCACTCTGAATATTTCAAAAGTTTAGGTTTTCTGATCTCGGGATTGTTTGAGATAAATTCACAATAACTAGACCAGCAGTCGATTGTTGCATATTTTTCAATTTCAATCATAGTGTAATTAGAGAGATCTAAACTATTAAAGACTTTTTTTAAATCATAATCACGGTAAGAGTAGCGCTCTTCTGTAGACAATTTTTCTTTTTTTTCGCCATTTTGAGTCCAAAGACCAGACGAAGTCGTGACCGATTCTCTAACAAGCTGGTCAATCTGTTCCGATGTTAAAGTAAACGATAAGTATTTGTTGTCTTTAACACTCTGGCCCTTGTGCACAACAGCAATTTGATTTTCTAATAAAGTTTTTCTATGGTCCCTCATAACCCATGGATCACAGTAGCCGTACGGCCAAGCTACAAAGAACTTGTCGGGCTTTAAGTGCGCGCTCAAAGAACCTAGAACGCTGCTAGCAGTTCGTGCTCCGAATATAGCTGACCATGCTAAGTTATCTCGCTTGTTGATATCTTTTATCGCTAAGGGGACATAATAAATACGAATTGGTTTTTTGACAGCGTTCTTATCAAACTCATAGTAGCGATAATTATAAACAGGATCCTGAATCTTCTCTCCGATCTGATACCTGATTAAAGGTGAAACGGAGTCACTACAGACAATCCATACACTGTCGCAACCAGCGTACGCACATTCTGCGACTGCCCTTTCGACCGCAAGATAGTTTGGCCCAATTGGCATTAGGCTTTCATGCCATGGCATATTGAAATCAGTTTTTAAACCAGACACAGGAATTATCCCTGCTATGTGTTTTTTTAAAGACATGTATAAATTGGATATATATCCCGTTTCCAGGAGACCATGGAAACATCTTTCCCGAGGCGCCTCTTTAGCAGATCTGTTACTTTGAACCTGGCCATCGTATCGCTATAATCAAAGTTTTTTAACTGATCTTCGGTTAAAAACGACTCACACAATAGATCCAAGTACTTTTGGTCACCGTCGATGCGCAGCGTCTTAAAAAGCTTGATTTTGTTAACAAATTTATCTTCAGTTGTCAACTCTTCAAACTCTACATCGTAGAGTCCTTTGCAGTCAAACCAGTCAACCACTCGATAGTGTTGCAGCTCTCTTTGCATAGACACTCCAGCAACGTTCTCTGTGTCAAACACGTGCAGAGTTTCATACTGAATGGCGAAGACGGCGTTTTGTGTCATAACTTTTATGAGCTTCTCTTCCGGGGTCACTCTTATATTCGAGACTTTATCTACGAAAGGTGCTAGACCTAGGTTGTAAAGCTCATAAGATTTTTCTGCCCAAACAGTTTCTATGCCTTCGTACGAGTGGTGATAAGGTGCACGATTTTTAATTAGAAAAAAGCCATTGTCGCTGGCAAACTCGACTGCGTCTAAATCTGCCCCGATAACAACATCTTTCCATTTAAAATCAGCATCCACAATCACCTTTTGAGTCACAAGTTAATTTAGTATCTCTGTTTTTCTTTATGACCCTGTGCCACTTTTTTAATAAACGATAATGTTTAGGAAACTCATTGCAACGGCCGCCGTCTTTCTTATAACGGATACCAGTGACCCACGCAGCAATCCAGATCTTTCTGTTCGTCGTGTACCTGCACTGTTTTTTAACCTTTGGTATTTGTTTGACAATGTGCCCCATCCAGCTCAGAGCCGCTGACTCTGGGTTGGTCCTGTCGGTACCATAGCTTTTTTCATAAACAGGCCACTGTTGTAAGACGCCGATGGCCATTGGGGTCTTTTTGTTCTTGCTGAATTTTCTATCACCCTTGGCTAGCGGATTAAACCCAGATTCCATGCAGGCCGCGGCTAAAACCATGCCCCTCATGGAAGGGGGCGGGTTAAACAGCTGTTCTACCTTTATTAAAGTGTCGATTACTTTAACAGATGGATTGCTGTTAAATCTGCAGTTGTGCCTAGCTTGATACTTAAGCTCTTCGTAAGACACTTCTCCATCAGAAATTTGACGGAATTCTGGTATGTCAAGAGAAGTTGACAGATTAATCAAGTTCTCATATCTTGTCCCTTCTGGGTTGACGTTGACGGGCTTGTAAAAAGCCGGGTCGGGGGCATGCATTGCCAGGCTGGCGGCTACTAAAGTAGCGAAAATATTCAACATTTTATAAACCTCATAATTAACGTAATTAGTTATCAAATACACCTACGACATGATTTTCTAGCACTATGTAGTGTTTTTCACCAAATATTTCTAGTTCTTCTATCATGTGAGTGGGTACCACTAGTTTGGTACCAGATCGAAATTCAGAATTGGCTCCGGATTTCAACAATGTTACCAAGGAGTAAGCGGACATATCTTGTTTGTAGTCTTCGGGTACCAGAATGCCAGATTCCTTCTTTTGTTCTACCACGATCTCCACCACTAGGTGTCTGTTGACAGGGCAAAGCATCTATACCCCCGTCACGCTTTTTCTAATCTTCTCAAAGTAGTCTGTAAACTGGCCGATGTCGTCATCTTTTGCCAACATCCTGTATGCGCGTACAGCCTGCCTCAACTCGTCCCCGGTTAACCATCCGTTCTGGACGTAGTTCTTTCTCAGATCTCTTTTGTGTTCTTTGTAGGGCTCCATTTCGTCTTCGATAGCCTTGAAGGCCTTGATAAAATCGACAACATAATCTTCTTTGCTTTGGTCACTCATGTTTTCTCCTTGTGAGTATTTAATATACTATAATAACGATAGCACGTTTATAAAGTGGATTTAAATTCTAAGTTATCTCACAAGAGCCTCCGGAACATGCTAACTCGCCAGATAAGTTTGTGTCATCGTCTAACTCTACAATCTTTTTCAAGTCGACATCTTGCAGCGCCTCGAAAAGCACTTGGTACTTCTCCGGCGAACAGTCTTCGAAGGGTGCCTGTATGTAACTACCGCCGTCAGAAGGGAGAACACTGAGGCCGTTATAGTAATCTCTATTTTCCCACATCCATTCTCCGACATCAGTCCATTCACTATCGCGAATCGAGACAGTCGCAGATACATTGTGCGTATTTTGTCCACTTCTGTGGCCAAACTTTATCCACTGGTTTGACACTTCCTTCAGTCTACGAAGCAGCTGCAATGCACTTTCCTGTCTCGTGATCGCTCCATCAGGTGCCTTCTGTGGCACACCGATAACAGCTGTATCGTGCGGTCTGAAGTATTCGTCTTCTATCAGCTCAGGGTGATTTATATAAAGATATAGATATATCGACTCATTCTTACCAACCCTTAGCCGTCGGATGTAATGCTCATTATGCCACGCGTGGATACCAGAACTAGTCCCCAAAGTTAGCGATGTTGTACCAGCAGGCTTTACACACGTGGTTCTAGCTGCTTGTCTCACACCAATGAGGTTGGCAACTCTCTTATTCTCTTCTTTAACAACTTTCGCAGCAGACTTCATGTCCAAATCTAAAACTCTTCCGGACGCGATCCCCGTCATCGAGACTCCGATGAGCGCGTCTTTCTCTGTATTTCTTTTCCATATGTCTCTGAGATAATGAAAATCTGTATACCCTGCTTGTAAAGTTGCGATAAAAGAGGCGGCACGTGTGCGTGCTTCATATTCTTCTTGTGATTCTACATCTGACACGTTAACCTCTGACAGATTGCAGAACTGGTAAGGCCTTAGCGCTATCTCACAACAAGGGTTTGTTCCCCAGTCTTTATCGTTTGTAAAATAGAATCCGGGCTCACCTGAACCGCTGATTTTTACCCTTTCCCAAATCTCGTCAAAGAATTCTTTAGTAATAAGATGTCTCATTAAGACAACAGAATTGTTGGCCCGTCCTCTTTGCGGGTTTGCCTCCCACCAATTTGCTGTCTTCGCTGCCAACATTTCTTTATCGTTGGCTGAAAACAACGATATAAGAGCAGCGCGGCGAATGCCCCCGGCAAGAACAGCATCAGCAATATAACAAATAATGTCATGAACTTCGATAGGCTCAAGCTTATCTCCTTCTTCTTTCTCACAAAGAATTCCATCGACCTTCAGAAGGCACTCCTTCAAAGGCTGTGGGCCGGGAGCTTTGCCCCCGCTAGTAACTAGTGTGCTTCCTTTCGCACGGATATCAGAAAAGTCAAATTTTATCTTCGATCCGCCTTTAAAGTAGGATCGCACCAAGACTTTTACTGAATCTGACCAACCCTCAATAGAGTCACCTATCAAATATCTTCTAGTTCTCTTTGAGTTTGGCTTTCTAATTTCCGGTAATTTTTCTACGTGGTGACCTTGGACAGAAAACCCGACACCAGTTCCCCCAAGTAAGAGAAACATGCACTCACTAAAAGCATCGACATGATCAATAGGCATAAAGGCACAATTATAAATCCTGTTAGGTGCCACTTCAATCGGCTTCCCACCGAACTGCATTGATCGCATAGAGGGTAGGACTTTCTTTTCGTAGACATATTTATAATTTTCCTCGATCTCTCCTTTGAGATCTGGGTACTTCTTAATGTGCATTTTCTTGTTTCGTGTAACTAGTTCTTTCCAGGTCTCTCTCCTTTTTTTGTTTGGGAGGTACCTCGCGTATTTCATATGCACGGTTATGTCGGATAGGATCTTGTTGGATAGTAACATTTATTTTTCCTTATTTGTTTTGTCTGTGTTTCTTATATTTCTCTCTCAGGGAAGCAGCAAGGTCACCTGGCGTCGCAGGCTCAAGCTTCGGCGCTTCGGCGTCAGCTAAAACCTTTAGTTGCACCGTGCTAGTGTCAATAAACATCGGAAAAACCAAGCCATCGGGCCCGATTCTATTCTTTGCAATGAAAAGCCTGGCTGTATTAGCGTTTTTGTCTTTAATTGTTCTAGAAATGGAACAGATGAAGTCTGCCACAAAACACTTGTTAAAGGCTTCTGATATCGATTCCATTGTAACGACTTCTGCATTTAATCCTGTTCTATTAGTTTGCGATGCTGTCCACAAAGGACATTTGTTTTCCTGAGCAATTGCACGGAGATCTTCATAAATAGAACCGAGTTCATCTCTTTTCTCTCTAAAGTTTGAAGTGGGTCTTAGCAAATCAGCGTAATCCACTATAATCATATCGATTTTTTGATTTCTCTTTTTTAATTTTTCTATGTGGCTTTTTAACGTATTGCAGCTAGCCGTCTTAGTTGGGTACTCTTTTATAATCAGACTACCTTCCAAATCACTGATACTCTCAAGCACCTCCTCCTTTCTGGCGAATAGTGTGGAAAGTGGAACGGAACTTAAGCAACTATCATATCTTTGTCCTGTCACAGCTTCAGAAAGCTCCAGGGTGTAGTGTACCACATTCTTGCCTGCCTTGACGGCATGCGCGCCCAAGTGAGCTAGAGCCATGGACTTGCCGGCGCCTGTCGGAGCAATGACCACACCTAGCTCTCCGGAGCCTAGGCCTTTCTTCATAATGCTATCAACTTTTGGCCAGCCGGTTGTAATTGGGCCGCGAGCTTTAATCTCGTACCTCAGCTCAAAGTCTTTTAAAAATTCATGACCGAAGTTATTGTCGGTGCCTAGATTTAGGGCATTATCGATTACGCGTCGAACTTCGTCATAAGACGAATTCTGTATTAGATCAACCGAAGTCATTAGAGCTTCTTTAAGCTTTTGCTTTTTGCAGAAATCTAAAGAAGTTTCTCTAATATATTTTTCGTCCTGCACACTGCTGATACAAATTCTAGCAAAATAGTCTCTTACCTGTTTCTGTAAAGCTTCGTTGTGGCTTTCCAGCTCTGTTCTCAGAACTGCAGCTAGGATTTTATTTGTCGGATGAACGTTGTACTTTTTGCGATAATTAAATAATTTTGTTACGAAGACGCGCAAGTATTTTAGTTCAAAAAACGACGTATCGAGTACCTCTTCTATCTGGTCAGCGAATGGGCGATCTTCCATAATCATTTGTGCTAGAGATTCTTGAAATTGCTTTCCATACTTAGAAAAGCCAACATTGGTTTTCATGTGTGTGTCCTTATATACTACCACTTAAAAATAAGAATAGTTTATCGATTGTCTAGAGCAATCTTGTTGAAATGCCGGAAAAGTTCAGCAAAGTTAATCTCTCCAAATCCGTCCTTCATCATCATTTTAATTAGTTCGGTCTTGTTAAAGGTTTGATCTGGGTCTTGTAGAGTCGCATTAACCAAATTTTTAGCGTCTATACTCAGCAGCGGAGCATAAAGCTGCATCATCTGATAGTTTCTTTTCAGCTTTTCCTCAGACTCTAAAATGTTTCTGTATGCTTTGATCTCGCTGTTTTCTAATTCTTTTTTACAGTGAGTTAGAACATCAGAAAAGGTCTTGGTCTTTTCTTCTTTTAAGAATGGGAACCTTCGCGAAATAGTCTTCAAGCCTACACCGGGGATCCCCTCAATGTTATCAGACTTATCTCCAGCCATTGCACGCGCCATGGCGAAATTTGTAGGATGAATCTCAAACTTATCAACGATATTTTTCTTGTTTAAGATTTCTTTCTGAATTGGCCTGTATAAAACAGTCTTGTTGTCAAGAAGCTGGAAAAAGTCCTTGTCACTCGATAGAATTATCTTGTCATAGTCTTGTAAGAACTTATGTTGCGCAACATACGCAATAATATCGTCAGCTTCCGTCGACTCAAACATGAACTGAATAACAGGAATCTGGTTATAGTAATCAACCAATCTGGATTGTTGCCAAATCTTGTTGTCAGCCTCTTCATCGTCTGACATATTTCTAATCGCACGGTTCAGCCTGATTGGCTTTCTTCCGGCCTTGTAATCTTTCTTGATTAACTTTCTCTTTTTGGATCCACCCGCGCCATCCCAACAAATAATGATCATATCGGGCTTTGACTCTCTAACGACTTTCTGCAAACTTTGTATGCAACCTCGCAGGCCTCCGATCGGCGCGCCGTCGGTAGACATACTGGGGTTGACAATGTAGTTGCGAAAGAAAAGATTTAGCTGATCAACAATTAAAACTCTTTTACCTGACAAAACTTCCTCTCTGTGTTTAGTTTCTATAAATTCTGCTTACTACTTTTTTGGCGCTATAAGGTATAAATGATATTACTCCATCTATTTTTCTAGCGTCGATGGCCATCTTTTTTATCTGTCTTTCTAGAGTAGCTTCCATCTGAAAGAATTTTACTTTCAGATAAGTTTTTTCTACGGCATCTGAAATTGGCTGGGATGGACCGAGGACAGTACAGACGGTTATTCCGCAGACACCACGTAAATTATCCGTGACGATTGTTAATTTTTTGTCGCGTGACGACTTCATAATAATCTCCGCCTCGTATAAGGTGTCTTTAAAATATTCTTTGATCAGGTCTTTAATAGAGTGCATGTTGTTCCTCCACCTAATAATTAGTTCAAAGTTTATACATTTCAACGGTATTATCGTTAGTTGTATAATACACTCTCTTCACACCAACATGTTTTAGTGCCGCATGGCACATTGAGCAAGGCTTGCTAAACCTGAACTCTCCCTTCCTATTGATCCTACAAACGTAAAGATCCGTTCCCGAAGTTACATCACGTGGCAAACCTAGAATACAGCCTAATTCAGCATGCACAGTCGCATGGCCACGAGATGGACTTCGAAAGCGTCTGCCAAAAGAAGAGTAGTTTTCTTTGTTAAAAGAGGCGTTTATGACTGATCCTCCTTTTACAAGGAGGGCCCCGTGACGAATTTTTCCGTACGGGCTGTTGCTTGCTATGTTTTTTGCCAAAGCAAAACATCTGTCAAGTTTTTTTGACCTGTTTACTTCTTTGCCAACTGCATCTGTTCTTGCCTTGTAAGACTTCATCTGTAGCCTCCATAAAACAATATAAGAACGACACTACAAAGATAAACTATTCAGCGTCAGAATCAACGTCGTAAAAGTCTTCAGCCTTTCCTTCTTTGTTTTCAAACCTCATAATGATTTCCTCATCCATGAGTTGCATGACACGGGCTCTAAATTTCTCATTTTTCAGTTTTTCAGTCCATCCGGACGCTTGAAATTTCTCTGTTGTACCGTCTTCGTGCACTAGACTGTACCAAGCTCCTGAGCTTTGCAAAGAATCTGAAATCTTTACTGCCTCAAACCAACTTTCTTCGTCTTGGATGCATGCATCTTCTGAACCCCAAAGAATCTTAAACGTGCATTGCCGGCCTTGAGTGCCAAACCTACTCTTTTTCAAAGTAACCTTGACCTCAGAGCCGACCCTAAAGCCATTTTCGTCAGTAACAAAAGAAGCCTTAGCTTTCCTAGATGTCAACCACATTCTTAACGAGTAAGTATAAGGCAGCGACTTGCCGCCGGGCGTGAACCACGGGGTTGTCATTGCTTCCGCAACGTTACTTGTAATGTTGGTTTTTAATTGGTTTAACACCAGAAGGGTAGATTGCGTGTTTGCGATAGGCTGTGTCAGTTTTTGTACGCCTTTCGACAAAATTCTAGGCTTTACGGCCATTGAGGATTGTGGGTTGAAGTCTCCTGCGATATCAGTCTCACATGGAGTTTGTGCAACAGAGTCCCAAACAAAAAGCATAGAGTTTTCATTTGTTCCAAGCATCTCTTCAATAGTTTCCAGAACAGTTTCGACACTGTGTGCCTGTGTATACAAAAACCACCCCATGCCTTCTGGAGGCTCTTCCTCCAAACAACAACCGACTCTTTCTAAAAACACACTATCAATAGCAGATTCTGAGTCAAAATAAACTACGTCGATTCCCATTTTTTGAGCGTTAGCTGCAATTTGCGCGGCCATGTAAGATTTACCAGTGCTTTCTTGGCCCGCAATTTCAACAACTTTGCCCATAGGAACACCAGCTAGTTTGCCTTTGCAGACAATACTGTCTAGCCAGCGAGACCCCGTAGGAATCCACTTTCGTACATCAGTTGGGTTTTCGCCTGCTAGCGAATACGCAATCTCTGTACCGGCCTTTTTGTTAACCAAGTTCCTCATCTCTTTGAGGTTTAGTCTTCCTAGTTTATTTGCTTTCTTTGCCATTGATTTGTCCTTAAGATTTTTCTACTTCTATTAGCTCAACTTGAAAATTTAAATCCTTGCCAGCTAGCGGGTGGTTATGATCCAAAAACACTTCTTCTTCTTCAACTGATAAAATAGTTGCGCGAAGTTGCTGCCCCTGCTCATTTTTACCCTGCACCATATTGCCTACCGACAAATCACTTCCGTCAGGAAAATAAGCCAAAGGCACACCCACCACTGCCTCTGGATCATGCTCGCCATATGCTTCAGCGCAACCAAGCTTAAACTCTTTTGTTTGACCGGTTTTCATTCCAATGATTTCTTTCTCAAATCCAGGTATCATGTTGCCTGAACCTAATTCAAAATCCAACGTCGCGTCGCGGTTGCGAGAATTGTCGAATTCGGTACCATCATCTAGCGTTCCTCGATAGTGTATCTTAACATTGTTTCCATTTTTTGCTGTATTCATTTTTTTTCCTTTAGTGTAAAAATTGAGGCACCTGTAAGCCTGTGCCTCCCCGTGGCTTAATATAAGAACAAAGTCTTATACGTCAAACGACAAAGTGCCCTTTGGAGTCTCTAGATGTGCTGTCCACCCGGAAAGCGGATTAAGCCCAAAGTAATAAGGGCGCGGTGTGAAGTTTTTCAACTCGGCCACCGTGGTATTTACCTCTGCGCGCAGAGTTGTGAAGCCTCTCTTATGGTCGTATGTTTCAGTCGATTCCTCAAGATAATTGGACATTTCCCAAAAATTTTCTTTCAGAACACCTGCAACAAACTCTGTAAAACACTCATCGCCACGATTATAATCCTCTAAAAGATCCTCGTCACGCATGTCGTCTAGTGGGCTGCCATCAACAGCAAGGCCAGAGGTGATTACCTCGGCAAAACGTTCTACCGTGCTTGTTTCCTCTAGTGCTGTTTGGACGTGGGTCTCATTAAAATGAAACGTATCCGTTCCCTCTTCGTACACGAACTTAACGACGGTATCGTCGTCGTACTCGCTAAACTTATTATTAAACGTAGACATTTTTTTCTCCTGTTTTGTTATGTCTTTAAAAATGAGGCACCTGTAAACCCGTGCCTCCCTGCGGTTGCGGTCTCGGACTATGAACCCAAAAGCTCTGCAAAAGCCTGATCGACATTGCTGCTAGGAGCAGCACTTTGATACTTGTTGGTCTCTGTTGAGACATCTTCTGCATCTTCTTCACCCAATAGATACTCATCTAGCATCTGTTGAATCTCGCTTGGCGTCTTACGAGCGGACTCGAAAACGTCATCGAAGCTTGGGATTGAATCAAGCATAACAGCTGCCTTGTCAGCGTTCTCTGCCAACGGCGAAGACTTACGTCGTGGGACGATCGTCGTCTGAGGGAACTGAGCACCCGGCGGCTTGCCATAGTTGATTACCAAGTCAGTGCCTTGGTCAACATCTGTGATATCACCGTAGTCCGGATTAAGCACAAGGTTCAAAAGCTCCTTGTAGGCCGTCTTTCCAAAGCCCCAGATACGGACGCCTTCCTCTTCTTGGCCTCGAACGAGAACCGGCGAAAAGAAACGTTGACGTGCGCTAAGGTCCTTAGCCATCTTGACACTCTCGTCAGAACCCTCCTTGTACAGCTGACGTACAAAGTCATTGAGTGGATCATCCTCTCCAAAGTTCTTCTTCGGGCTCAAAAACCCAGGATTCTTTCCTAAGTTATAATGAAACCAAAACTCTTTGAACGGATCTCCGTCAGAAGTTGGTAGAATACGGATAACCGTCTCTCCATCATCTGGACGCCAGAAAGCGTTCTTCCCTCCGCGATTTTCTAAGGCATCGCGCTTCGCCTTCATTTTTGCTAAATCAATACTCATAGTATTTCTCCTTTTTGCTTTTAGCTATAGTACGACCAGCTAATATCCTGGTCGGCTCAATTAATAAAATAAGAACAAAATTTTAAGAGTCAAGGTTTTGTTCTTGAATTAGTGACGCATACTGGACGACATAAGCGTAGTTTTGTTCGTAATCCGTAGAATATATTGCGAAGCATGCGGTACATTTTTCCTCTGACTTGTCTTTAACGTAAGATCTTATCTTCTGGAGTAAATCTCTTTCCTCGTTTAGAGTTTTTTCTGTTACTCCAAAGAAATATTTTTTTAAGCGTGGCTTTTGCAGGTCATAGAAAATCTTCTCATCTAAATTGTTGAAAGCAACAACTCCAAATGTTGCGATTCTGCTGGTTTCTTTTGGGTCGGCCAGGGTCGAAAGAAGAGGCTCGGTGTTGTCAAACACATTTAGCATGTGATAGGTGCTTGAGATTATTGTGTTTAGGTTTTTCCAGTAGTCTACGATAGAAACATTATCTAATACCGACTCGGCAACCGCGTTTGAAACCACAAATAATCTAGATAACAAGTTTGACCTCGCATACTCCTGCAAAACACCAAAAACCATGTTCTCTCTTAGCACAACATCTTCGCGCGCTGTCGACATGTCAGGTCTGATATATAGCACAGTTAGCTTGTGGTCTTTTAATTGTTCCAAGAGTCTCAACAAGATTCCGCTTATATTTCCAGAACCAGTTGTTATCAAGGTCGTTTCACCTATGATGCTCTGTGTGTTAATTTGTTTGTAGGCGGCCTCGTAATCCTCGTGTGTCTCTTGCCGCTCCACTTTGAAAAAGTTTTCACGGCCTTCTTTGTCGGTGTCGATAAAATATGTTTTATACTGAGGGTATATTTCAAAATGTTTGGCCAGGCTGCAGCCGGCACCGCCTAAGCCTATTACATTCATAGTATTTTTTTCATACTCCCGAAGTCTTTACCTAGACTCAGGTTAACCTTGAGTTCGCCGAACGATGTTTTAGAAAACTCGTCCTTTAGTGCTTCGACCATATCTTTATCTTCTAAAGAAAGATCCAAGACAATACTATCATGGATACAAAAGCTTACAAAAGATTTTTTGTGGGCTAAGGCTTGGTCAACTTTCATAGCAGAAGCCAATAGCATATCGCTAGAAGTGCTTTGAATTAGATAGTTTACTGCTTTGTCCCTTGACACCTCTATCGTTCGGCCAAAGGGGGTGTGCACCTTGTCATCAAAGTAGTATTGCTCATATAGCTTGTCACGATCCAAGTGCTGATTTAGTTTTTTATTACGAGAATTAGGGTTGTAGAGCCAAGCAAATACCTTTTTCTTGACTTCTTCTCTGTTAAACTTATCTTCAAACACATTCTTGCCTAACCACGCATGCATGTCCTCTTCTGGCTGTTTTTCCCCCAAAAGACCCAGAAGGACGCGTAATTCGGCAGCATTAAAATCGAGTTCCATAAAGACATCGTTTTGTGGCTTAATACAACCCCTTAATCCTTTATTAAGTGTTAGGATCGGAAAACTATTTTTGTTCGTGGTTAGACGACCTGTCACAGTGCCCCATGGGTTATAAGAAATTTTATCGCTGCAATCTTTTAATCTAGCGGCGCCGTCTTTTGGAGCATAATCAGATAACTTAAGGTCTAGATTAAGTGGCCTTTCCTCTATTCTCTTCAAAAAGAAAAGCAGGTTCTTAACAAACTCATAGTTTTTTGGTTTTTGGTAATTCTCAAAAACAAAACGAGTGATATCGTTTTTTGCCTCATAAAAGTCCAATAAAAACTTTTCAGGCACTAAGTCGTAAAAACATACATCTTGCAAATTTATTTTTGCGTTATAGAAGGTGCGCAAATATGTTTTGGCTTTTTCGTTAACTACGCTGAAACGTTGTTTAATGTGATCTGGGCAAACTTCTGACAGGCTTTTTCCGTCGCACCATATCTGCGCATATTCTATATTCTTATCTAACAGCTGTGAAGACGGAGCCCACGTGTGAGAAAGATTGTCGTTTTTGTAGTCGCTGTATAGCTGACCCTCACAAAATATTTTATAGCATTCTTGCTTGTTGTCTAAAAACTGAAATAACAATCTTTTCTCATTTAGTGTTTCCGGTACCGGTTATAGCATAGTTTACCGAAGAAGGTTCTAACACGATTTTCATCGCTTCGACTTTTCTTTGCTCGTATTCTTTCTCGGTTATCCCATGCCAATAGGCACCTTTACTAAGAAAGTTAGTAACCTCGTGACCCTTTGTCAAGTCATTTATGTGTTTTAGCGCTGTATCAATATCAAAAAGTCTGTACCGGGACACGACTTTTTTAGCATGCGAATCAAAAAAAGCTATATCTTGATTTTCTCCTGTCTCGGCTAAGCGGAGCTTAAGCAGAAGCTTGAGCCAGTACTCGTCTTCTTCTTTTGTTTCTAATATCATTGGCGGTGGCTCCCTGTCTTTTCTTTCGCTGGTCAGCTTAACTGCGTTGCAACGACCGGTGCTATCCGTAATATATTTTAATGACTCATACGTGTTAAACTGTAGATAAAAAGATTGATAAAGGGAGTAAAATTTATTTTTTAAATTTGAATATTCGTCTAAATAAGCTTTGCGATAATATGTTTCAAAAATGTTTTCATAGCTGACCGCGGACCGGTCCATATAAAGTTGCCCTCCCGTTAGGCGCCCTTCGTCTTTTTTGTCTTTCAGCCCGGAGGCTAGGTTGAACACCAGTCTCCATGGGGCGTTTTTGTCTACCATAAAACCAAATTTCTTTACCTCATTAACAAAAAAAGCAAAACTTTGATCATTTACATAATCTAGAATCCTAGCATTGTTTTGTAAACCATGGCTTTCCTCAGCTACTTCAATCATTAATCCAGACACAAAAGGAGAACAGTGCAGAGAGGTTATAAAACCAGTCTTCGTTATGGGAAAATATTCTGTTGTCCGGAGTGCAAACTTTAAAAACTCTTTTACGAACCCCTTGTAGTTTTTAATTTTCTCGCCTCTTCTATCAACTGATAAATATGAGTCAACAAATGTTGTATATAGCTTATTTAAATACTGGTTGTACCTGTACTCTAGATCACCATTTGACCAAGATTTAAATGCTCTAAGGTTTGTAGGGTATAGTCCATCTTTTGAGATAAAGCCACTGTTGGCTGCAGATCTTATGTTTTTTCTCAGATCTGAAAAAGCGTTGCAGACAAAGTCGACGGCGAGTTGTGTTTCCGCTGATCCTCCATGAAGCGCTTTGAGGTTGCTATCGTCTAAATAAACCGCATCGCCGTCCTTATCTATCCTGCCGTATAGAAGATGCTTCTTGTGTAAATCAAATGTTTTCACTCCAGGAAATTGCGGGAACATATCATTTAAGTTTTGTTTTGAGTTAAAAGCTGATTCAACAATGTTTTGTGCCATTTTATCTTACTCCAAATATTCCGAGTTGTGTACCGTTGATGGTTGTTTCGTAATCCTCTGATGTTACAGTGGTAGTGACCGTGTTTACACTATGATAGCCTCCTAAAAACATTCTGTTTGCCAATGAACTAGGGTCCTCTAAGCGGCCTAGGCCAGTCAAAGTTGGATTAACGTAATAGAACATCCCTGGTATAAAAAGCGGATTGCCAACAAGAACTAGGTCTGTGTTGAAAGGAATTCGCAATTGCTGCAGCGAATCATTTTTTTCAATCGCTTGATAAATAAGAATGTTTTTCAAAGGCCGGATCATGTTTTTGGTAAACTTCATTCTTTTTAACAGACCAACATCCGAACCAATGTTGAAGTGATATATCCCGACTTTTGAATCCTCAAGCGCGTCGCCCTTTCTATCCGAAACGCCAACATTTGCTGTTGTTGTCTGTATCAAAAGATAATCAAAAGAGGTTTTTATAGAGCTTTCTTGAGATATGCCACTTAAAACTGATGAGTAATTCTCCTTAAAATAGGAGCTGTTAACATCAAGCGTCTGCCTCATGGGCAGAGCTTCTTTAAAGTTTCCTAAGCTTCTGCCGCAAGCTCGGTATTCAGTGCCGCCAGATTTAACTTGCTTGCCTGGCAAAGACAGAGACACAACGTTTATTCCTGTGTCTGGGGCCCTAAAATTTTCAGACATTTCTGCTGACAGGCTGGGTAAGACCAAGTCGCTCAACAACAAACTTATAAACTTGGCTAGTGGCATGTTCGCTTTGCGAGGCCGTATCACCTTGTTTAGAAACCAAGATCTAAAAGAATTAAAAGAAATTGGAAACTGGGCGAGATTAATTCTTTTCACGCGGTTATCCACATCCTTGTACTCCATTGGGCCAAGTAAAATCCTAGTGTTCTTTAGCGGATATCCAAGAGCGGTATTGTTATCATCCTCTGGAAAATAAGACTCCTCGTTAAAAATTGAAAACCCTTCGTTACGTAAGCTTGAATCCGACTCTAGATTTAGTTTTGCGACGCCTGCGTTTTTGCAAGCTAGCTCGATAATATCACCCAGGTAAACAAAATAGAATTTATAGTTTTTTTCAGAAAAGTCTCTTACGGATGCCCGGGCTGGGTCGACATGGTCACGGGCGCCGGCTGATTCTTTGGAACTAGATTCTGCCTCCAGCGCAGCCGTTATCTCTTGCGCTGCTTCGTTTCTGACTGTCGGGTTAATCGGATTAACTAAGTGACATCTATCTATTTTGACACCACTGTCTCCTTTGGCTACAGCGGTCGTTGTTGATTGTTCCGCGTCACTAGTTTCTATTTTCGAAACCTCAGCACCGGGCGTTTGATCCGTGTCCGCCAATACAACGCCAAGTGCTTTTTCCACTTCTTTTTCGCCGGCGTTCATACAAAACAAACGCGTGCCAGGCGCCAATGGGCTCTCGTCATTACCAACAATCAACTGATCGACAAAGCTCTTGTACACGTCTTTTTCATAAAGACCAACTTTTCTCTTTACAAGCGCTACTATCTTTTTCATATTATCTGTGGTCCGGAAGAAAGAATACATTAAATTACCGCTGCCTTTAATTTTTATGTCTCCCTTTCCATCGATGAAGAGCCCAGTGCGTCGGTCTAGTTTTCCAGCAGTCATGAAGCCTTCTTTTAGAACAGTTGCAAACATCTTGTCTGCTTCTATCAAATGTCGTAAAAGCCTTCTTTCTTTGCACGTTTCGTCCTTGCACCCTGGGTCTGCTAAATTATTACTTATAGCCTGCAGACTAGTCATTAGTCTAATGACATTTGAGATATTGTGTTCCGCGTTAACCTTTCTTGATATAGTTACCGCTCCGCCCTCCTGTACTCTAAAACTATTTTGAAATATGTTAACTGCATTTGAGGACAACAAAATTTCCATGCTTCCTCTATAATCCATCGTCAAGACAACTTGTCCGTTTTCTTTAATATCAAACTCATAATCTTGTAGGTTTAGAGATAATATGCTGTTTAATTTTTCTATATTTGAAATTGTATCAATCTCGGTCTCTGTCAAATTAAGTCCGCGCAATTGTTCTCTTGTCGGTTGTGTGTAGCCTAGCATTACTTTTATTTGATAATGCTTGGGGGTTGAGGTGTCGCCTCCGCCGCTGGCGGCTTGGTTGCCTAGTGGCCAAGTAACCAGATCTGCATATCTAAGGCCTCCCTTTTCTGGAGGTGGTTCTCCGGGCGGTGATGCTTGTAGATCTTTCAAACCCTTGAATGTCAAAACTAATCTACAGGTCAGATCATTTTGAAGGGCCGCGGCTTTCTTCCCATTGTATGTAAAATCAAAACTTTTTAAGCCTACGTTTCTCCAGTTTGGTTTTGTGCTTTCATATTTTAAATATTCTTGGGCGCTAGCAGCAGTCTCCGTGCCGAAATTATCTGAAAATTTAAATTCTTTATAACAAGGCTGCTTTAAGGCGACTAGTTTTCTTCGGTCCGGAAGGCCGCTTTCATCGTCGACGACCTCTTCATGGCTAACCTTATAGATTCTTACTTTGGGGCGTAACAAACTAAGCACGGAGGGTTTTATTCTATAAAAAGCTTCTAGATCGTCAATGCCGCGAAGTTTATTTATTATCTGGGCGCCGTTCCCCTGCATCTGCCTAAAAGTCCTGTAGTTGAATAGATCCTTGTTTGCGATAAAATAGCCCACCGCTTTGTTCAGGTTTCTGGTAAGAAGCTGTTGCTCGATATTACTATTTTTAACAGTATCGTTGGTAAGCTTCTTTTTTGCATGTAGATCTTTTTCAGCAGAGTCGACTGTCTGTCCGGTAGCGCCTGGGGTTGTAATATCTGCGGACATATTAGTATCCTATGTATAACAGTACACTTTCTAGAGGTGTTGGTATATATATAACATCTCCGAGTTTTAAGTGAAATTCTGTCGGTTTTTGGTTATAAAGCGCGATCACCCACCAAAGCTCTGGGTTGTCATAATATTCGTTAGCTAATTTAAAATACCTGTCCCCAGTGCCCCATATATGACTTATCACGTTTAGTTTTGATATGTCTTCAACGGATGGGTGACGAAAAGTAGGAGTGTCGTACTGCTTAATTTTGTCAATTCCTCTCGTTTTTTTTAAATATCTTTTGTAAGCGTCTCTCATATTGACAAAAACTTCTTGATTCTTATATCTCATTTTTTTCTCCTATTCGTCGCCGGTGACTTCAACTAGTGGAGCTGGATCTGTATCACCTAATACTAATTTACCGGCAGCTTTAGTTTGAGAGTCGTTTATGTCGCCTTCCACTGCTCCAGTAGAAGTGGGAGACGGATCCTGAAAAACTGTGGCGCCGGCGCTTGGCGTGTCTAATGTGTCTCGAACTAAACCAAAATCGTATGGGAAGCGAGGGCCGGCAAAACCGCCGCGCCATTGGCCGGTATTGTAATCCCAACCTAGAGCGTGGTCGTGTACGACATTCAGTGTAAAGCCTACCGTCATTAATTTAGGTATCAGCAGTTTTTTACCCTCGTTTATGCTACTATCAAAACCAGCCTCCTTGATAAGCTGGCTAGCCGCGTTAGCTTGAGAAGAGCCCATGTTTTCTGGACTTATGCCAATAAACCCTTCTTTCACAGCGTGTGTGACAGCAACACTCTGGATTACTCCAAGGGCGCCCTGCCCATCTCTAGTCGATGAACAAATTAAGTTTGAGAAACGCACTCTGAACATAGGGGAAGCCGCTATAGAGGTTGCTGTTTGCGTATCTTTATACGTTGGATAAAGCGAAGCGAGAAACCAGCTTAAATTATTAAGGTTGTCTAAAGCAGAAGTAACAGAGGAAGATGGGATATCGAACTTGACTGTAATTGATCTTTGATTGCTTTTCCACATGTAATATGGGTCAGGTCGGCCATATGATTGTTCTGACGTTTGTTCTGATTTTATCGTGTCAGACAGATCGGTGACATACGCTATAAACTGTATGATTGGAGGATTTTTAACGTGCACTGGTATTATTTCTAATATAGTTCCCGCTTCGGCCGGTCTACTGTTGTCAAAGTTATTTTTCTTGAATTTCACGTTAGAAAAGGTGTTTTTCTCACCTCCATATGCTGCTTTTTCTACTTGAAAGAATTTGGGCATCCTTATTGCCTCCTCACCGCGCTAGCCGGTATCTTCATTGTTTGTCGAGCAATTTCTCGGGAATCTAACTTAACCGGCAAGGTTATGTTTATGCCTTCGCCTCCGCCCTTTAGAGCTTCAGCTAAGTTTTCAGTCGATTGTGCCTGCGCGCGCGCTGCATCATCTCGCGCGGTGGTTGTTGGAGCGTTAGTAGTAGTAAGAGTGGGTGCGCCAAAAGCAACTCCAGCGGCGCCTCCGGCGGCTGCCCCAAGGGCGGCGCCAACACCAGCGACGACCACGGGGCCGACAACAGGAACGGCTGCAGCTGCAGATATAAACTCAGGCAGGGCGCCCATGAATCCCCCAATTGCGCCGGCACCAAAATTTAATGTCTCTATCGCCCCAGCCATGCCTAAATATGCGGTGGTGGATTCTTTTGTCAATTCTAAAGGCTTAGTAAACATTTGCTCTATTATCTCGGAATATGCGGTGGCGCCTGGCCTAATTGATTCAGCCAACTTAGACGCAGATAAACCAAGATCAGAAAAAGACTTGACTTGCAATTGCGCCGCGGTCATGCCTCTTTCAATTACAGCTGTAGTTTCATCAATTCCTTTAGGAATTTGATTTAAAGCCCGGGCTTGAGTATCGATGTCGCCCACATTTAAGATCTGCCTTCTTATATCCGCGCCGGTCATCCCATTTATGGACTCGGCAATTGCATCAATTTGATACTGTACGGACGGGTCAGAAAGATCTAAGTTAAGCTCTCTGAATTTGCCAATCAGGTAATCCAGCTTTTCACCAGGTTCGGCGGTCATGACTGCGGTGGTGGACATCACCACACCTGAGCGCGCGAAGACCGAATTAAACGTTTGCGCAGCTTTAGTAGCTTCGTCGAACCCGGCTAATCCGATCATAGCCGTCCTTAATTTTCCCACGCCTACACCTGTGGCGGACGCATTGGCTTGCAGTTTGGCGAATGAATCAGCCGCGCGGTCTCCGTAGCGCGATAGCTCGGGCGCTTCGGACACAAAATTGCTTACGACTTTCGACAAGGTCATTCCTGTGCTGTCTGCAACCGATTGCAAAGACCTCATCTGATCAACGGCTTCGTCATTGGACATCCCTATAACATTTGTGGCTATATCGAACGCTTGCGCATAACTTGCGTTGGCAACACCCAGTTTCTCGAACGCCATGGCCTGATTGGTTACATAAGAAGTGGTAGCTACGTCTGATTGGTTTATAGCCATACGATATTTTGCGGTGTTTTCTATAAGGGCAGTCGTGGCATTGCCGGCATCGGCTGCTGTGCCCCCGAACCTTCTGAACATCTCCGCAGACCTTTCACCTTCTACTCCCATTCTTTGCATCCCGCTTGGATCAAGAGCAAAAGTTAGGCTGTCCCGCATTTCTTGGCCAGCTTTACCGGTCACACCAACCATACCTGTCGCTGCCGTCTCCATGTCTGATGGTAATTTTTTAAATTCCTGCTTAAATTGATTGACACCCTTGCCCATGTTTAGGTACATGTTTGCGAACATTAAGGTAGCTAGCTCGGGGCCCATTCTAAGAGCCTCCGAAGCGCCGGCTCCTAGACCAGTCATAGTACCTTGAAAGGCTTGGCCGGCCTTCTGCTGAAGGTCTGAAAAGTTAGCAATTGATTGTTCTCTTGTCCTGGCGGAGATTTCTTCTAGCGACTTTGCTTTATCTAGCTGCGCAGCGTACTGATCTGCGTACTGTTGTCTTAGGACAGCTGTTTTATCAAGGGCGGCTTGCACCTCGTCTTCCTTCTCTAGCCGAAATTTATAAGACTCTTGATGATGACTAAAAATCTCTTGTTTCCGTCGTATCTCCTCTGTTGTGGCGCCGGCTGTTGTCTTCACTATAGCTAGTTCATCTCGCGCAGCTTGCAATTTTTGTTCTGACGTTGCCAAAACTTGTCTCAGGGTTGCGTGATATCTAACCAGCTCTGCTTGCTGGGATTTCTGCAGCTCTTCGCCTGCAGCAACCTTTGCATTTAGCTCTTCTAGTTTCGCTAATCGTTCTTCTAGGGTTTTCGCCATCCGGTTTTACCTCATTATATATAAATAGTAACAAAGCGTAAAATAAAAAATGCGGAGTTACTTATAGGCGTCTTCGATGGCGTCCGCTTCTTTTTTTAATTGTTCTAGAAGTTTGTGAACATACCACTTTCTCAGACCAACCGGCAAGTTGTAAGCCTCGATAAAGCTCCAGCCTCCATGGTACTGCAGGAAAAAGAATTGCTCATAGACATTTTCCATATATTCACTGCTTAGGCCAAAAAAATCCCGCGGAGAGCGGCACCTCCATTTCCTGTTCGTGAAAACACTCTTTACATAAAAAATTCTCTACTAACCTAACTTGTGGAACTAGCTTGGGGTATAGATTTCTTAAATACCTTGAATCTTTCACGGGCATGGCCTCAACAAAATCGTCTATGTATTTTGGATCTGTCTCGTCATTAACTTTTGTTATAAAAGTATTTAACATCGAGGTAATTGCTTTCTCTTTGTCGTTGTTTGAAAGAAAGCGCTCGGACTCGCCGTCTAATAAACTAAGACCGACTGTTACACCGGATGTGGGAAGTTTAATATCAAATGTTTGTGTATTCTCATTAAAAAAGACGCCCTCTCTTTTTAAGAAAACAGAATCAAAACATTTATCGTTCAAAGTCGCGTTTTTTAGGTTGTAAGAAATTTCACTTGGAGTAAAACACTCTCGGCATGTAAGCGTGACATCGTACTGCTCGCCATAGCCAGAAATTCTGGCCGCTATCAAAATAGCGTTTCGATCTCCCACGAACAAAGTACTTGGATCAATATCTTCGACCAGCAAGCTTTCTAGAAGCCTGTCCAGGGCAAGACCTTTTTTTAACAATGCATCTGAAGACAAAATGTCTTCGTCTTTGGCAGTCATAAATTTAATCTCTACCGTTTCTTGTTTGTGAAGCGGGTGACCTTCTAAATAAAACTTTCCCTGGGATGGTAGCTCGACAAACTCAGTTGGCACAGCAAAAGCCATGCTTGGAGCCGCGGCTGCAGGAGAAGAGGGCTGTGGGCCTTTATTCTGCCCTAAGCGCCTTTGGTTGTTTCTCATCTAAACCTCTCTAAGATAAATTAAGTTGCCAGCGGAATTTGCTGGGGGTTGTAGGTAGCGTAGTCGAATGTTATAGTAGCTGAGACCGTCACAAGATCTTCTTGGGCATAATCTAAAGCCCCAAATTTAACTTGCGTGATAAAAGCATTTTTAAGAGTCCACTCTTCAACTACATTCGTGCTGTCAATAGCTCCTACAACTTCACCAGGATCTGAACCAGCTGGTAAGATAATGCCACCGCCATCGAGTTGTTTAATTCTAACTTCGCCGATGGTGCTTGTTGTGCCAACCTTAGTAATACCGGTAGTTAGAGCCGCCTCGTTGACTGGAGCTACATACCCTGAATTGAGAAGCGCGGCATAAAATTTTGAACCAACATTAGGGTCGACCGCATCAATAAATTCCATCTGCACCGCTTCCCACTTTACAATACCCGGAAAATTAAATTGATGGTTCAGAACTTGGTGCGTCTTTGACTCTATTTTATAAGTCGGCTTATCGGTTTTTTTACACATAAAAGTTAAATTTCCAAGCTCTGAAAAATTAACCAAGAACCTAAATTGTCTTTTTGGCTGAAAGCCTCCGGGTCCTGTATCTGAAAAGAATGGCATCTATTTAATCTCCTGTTACTACACTTATAATTAGTGTTTTGTTTATTTTAATCGTCAAAAGAAGCTCCACTTCTTGTAATAATAAAGTCTAGAGCGATAAACTCTACGGCTCGTGCCGGCTTCAAGAAAATCTTGGCGTAAAGAATATTTCTATCAACCAGATCTGGGGTAGTCGTACTATCGTCTAGCACTACTCTAAAGTCTGTTAGGCCTAGACCAGCTTGTACTCCCTCTAAGAAGGGAATAATCTGACCGGTAAAGCGATCCCATGTAGACTGTACATTTTGATCGAACAAAACTCTAGAAGCGATTCTGGAAATCTCCTTCTTTAGGAAAATTAGAAGTCTTCTAACGTTAATCCTGTCCAAAGCAGACTGAGTCACTTGTAGGGTCTTCTGTCCGAAGATTACAATCCCTTCCGCAGGGAAGGAGGCAATCGGATTGATGTTGGCATCATAAAGTCTGTCTCTCTCGGCAGAAGTCAACCGCTGTCGTACGCCGACAACTGGCAGGCCTGCTGATCCTTCACTTAAGCCACCTCGCGTGAAGCCGGCCGGTGCAAACCAAACTGCCGACTTGCGCTGGGCGCTAGAGAAGGTACCAAGAGCGACAACAGAGGGCGGCACGTACAATAGCGCGTTCGTCCCTGTGTCACGAACTTTAACCCATGGGTAGAAAGCACAACCGTAACTCGAATTTATGTTCAAGTCCTTAAGGTTTGTAACCGTTGTTTCTACTGATCCGATGTTGTCCTCATCATTGCTTGTGTTCTCATGAGGAGGCACATATCCGCCTTCGAGGTCAATAATTGCCAGTGAGTCTGCTCTTTCTTCACATGCAGTGACTAACCGGCTATTGAGGCTATCGTTCGTGAGGCCGGGTATAGCGGCTACATCGAACTCTGCATAATCCGGATCAGCAAGAACATCAATAGCCTTCTTAATGCTATAGTACGTGGAGTTGTTCACTTCTGTAGAAGCATCTCCCATGTACGAGTTTCTAAGCGGATCTTTTTCGGTAACGTCAAAGCCATCAAAACCACCGAACATAGGCGAAGTAAACTTCTTAAAGCCCACGCCCGACCCGGTTAAGATGAATGTGCTTCCGGACGCTGCGGTCCAAGAAGTACCTGCGGCGCGGGAGCCAGAAACCCAAACAGAGTGAGATGTGTCCTCTGCTGATGGCTTCACGTCGTCAAGGGTGAAAATCCACGAATATTGTCTTTCGCTGTTCGAGCCTAGGCTAGTCGCGTCAAAAGCTGCTGGGCCACCTCGAAGTAGATCAATATTTGCATCATCGAATCTCTTTTTGCCTTTAATATTTGACTGATATCCAAAATAAGCCTTGGAGGCGATATTCAAGTCTCCCTCTGACGAAGAAGCTCTCAGTCTCGACGTCGGCCACTCTATTGAGGCCGTTAATGCATGCTTCCGCAGGTTCGGGGATGAGGCCAGGTGGTCGTGAAGAAAAAGCTTACCTGGCGGATGAGCCCGCAGGGAACCATCTGAAGCCCAGGTACCTTCAGCTAAGATCTCTACTGGAATCGACCCACTGCCGACAGCGTAGTTCAGGCCGGTATCAGTAATCAAGACCTCTTCAGTGATAGGCACTGTAGGGCCATAAACACCATAGGGGTTCATTCCAGCCGCATTTCCTTCTTTAACAATGGGGCTCATCTCGACTCTAATTATGCTAGAGCGGTTCTCGTCGTTTCCATGCTCAAGAATTCTTTTGTTTGTCTCGTCATAGGTGTAATATCTATCACCGATAACACGACCAATGTAGTTCGCGGAAGTCGGGTCTAAGTTGCAGTTCGAGAATTGCTCTAGAATAACTGGTTTGCTATCTATATCGTAAGCGCTACGAACTTGGACTGTAAACGAACCATATCTATTAAAGTTGTCCGTTGGTACTTTAATATCTACGATTGATATTTTGTAATCTCTGTTTGCTTGCTCACCGCTATCTAATGCATGAAACTTAAACAGTTTTTCAGTATGACTGATTGGATTAAACGCGCCGGCTGCGCTGCCTCTTAAGTCTTGAGAGATAAAGAAGCCAGTTTGGGCGGCCCGTGTGGCCTGCTTGTGATCCGACCAAACAACGCCGTCGTCGCCGTCTGCACCATTTTTCAAGCCAAGAATCACACCGAATATTGTGTCGGAGTCAGCTAACGGGCCGCTGGCGCCTTTGGACAACTTGCTATTTTCAGCTCTTTTGACATTGGATTCAAATGTCTCGCCAAGCCAATAGTTCTTGGTAGTTGTTACAACATCTCCATTCGTGGCTGTAGGGTCAGTATTGAATACTTTTCTAATAAAGGTGTCTGAGTCTCTTTCAAAATCAAATTGTGCGGTGTGCGCAATAGCGCCGGCGCCGTCCAAAACTTTAGCTGTGAACTTCATGCCGGCAGAAGATTCGATTAGAACCCCTGCTCCTTCTTTTGTCGTATTTCCGGATCCCCCATCAAGAGGCACTCTTGCAGTGCCGGAAAGGGTGACTGCACCTTCTTGGACATACCAAATCGCTGCTAGCGTTCCAGTCACAGGGGTGACTGTTGACGCCGAAGGAATAAGAAACAAGCCATATGCTCCGCCGTTGCCGCTGAGCGAGCCAGTAGCTAGCTCGTTATCAGTGGACCAGCCTGCTTGAGGCGCTGCTCCGGCTGCCGCATTGCTTGCTTTCTCTCCCAATATACGATAAACAGTGCAAGGAGAATTATTTCTAAGCCAAGCCTTTACCGCATATGCTGCATACGTGGGAGCAGTCATCTCAGCAGTACGCCAAATGTCGCCAGATGCGTTACCGGGGGCCGGCTCGCCAAAAAGCTTTACAAATTCCTTATAAGAGTCGACTTTTACTGGGCGCATGCCCGGGCCTTTTTTAAAACGGCCTACAACAACAGGACCCATTCTTTCCGGAAGGGCCGGGATCCCTGATTCATCAATTTCGTCTATGAAGACTCCAGGTGAAACAAATTTAAACTTATCGACTGACATGCTCGGTGCTCCTTAAATATAAGTTAGCTCAAAATTCATGAACTTTTTCTTTAATAAATAGTGTTTGTAAACTACAAACTCCTTTAAAATCTAAATTCTCCATCTTCATCTTGCACAACTATTCGTTCACGCGCAAATCGTATCTCAACTGCGTTTTCTCTGCGCACCACACGAGGCTGCTTTTGATTCTTCCCGTCGCCTATCAAATATCCGAAAACATCAAGCTTAATTGTTGTTTCATATTTTCTTTCTTCGGTTTTGTAACTTGAAATATTATTTGCTATATTGTACTTTTGACCAATAAAAGCTTCATACTGGTTTGAGTTGTGTTCTATTAAAACCCGGGTATGAGCATTTGATATTCTTATAAATGGAGCTAGTAAATCATTCATTTGCTCTTGGTACTCTGTCCTCAATACAATATCATATCCAACTTTAACATAAATTGGTATTGGGATAGTTATTGTTTCATAAACAATCTTACTGTTTTTCCCTCCTTTTCCTCGATAAAGAGGAAAATTCTTCTGGCTTCTGCGGCGGTATGAGTCAGCATTGGCAAAATTACGAGTTTTATCCTGCTGTATCACCTTATTTATGGTTAAGAAGCCGCCTTTAAGGTCGTTGACCGGGTCCAGCTTTGAAAACGGAATTACGCGGCTCTTCTCGTCTTTTTCAACAGAAGTTCTCTCCATTGAAATCACTGGTAAAATTATCATTCCGCTAGCGTCTCTATTAATATCGTCATTCTTTATATTGTGTGCCCGTTCAGATCCAGCCCAAATTACTGGTGCTTTCTTGAAACCTTTGTTGGTGGTCGTGTGCAGGTTCATTGATTCATCGACAAATTTGTAAGCTGCAAAATCAACATCCTCTAAAGTAGAATTAAATCTCGCTACATCTCTAGAAGTTTCTTCTTCGCTTATCGAGCCTTTATGAGCCATCGAACATTCCCTCTCTTGCTCTTATGCACTCTGCTGAAATTTCTATTCTGCGATCTGCTTGGCCAAACAACTCTTTTGGCTCTTTTAAACTAACGATCTCGTAATAGGCTTCTCCGTAAGAAACAAAATCACCTTCTCGGACAAACAAATCTTGGTCTTCGGTAAGGCGCCTTTTATGAAAATGAATTGTTAGTTTGGTTGACTTATCAACACCATATTTGTCCGTTGCTGTTTCTTGCCCTTTAAAATCTACTAAAGCGTTAACGCGCACTGGAGGCAAGAAAGACTTAACCACGGCCTCGTTGTATAGGGGGTGAAAATTTGTGTGCTCCAAATCAACTGGGAAATATGCGATGACCTGGCCTATAACTCTCTCAATGAGTTCGTCATTAAACTGCTTAACCAAGTTTCTTTCTTTTTCTCCCAAAAACAAAGGAGGAGGAGGAGATTTAGGTTGTGACCATTTATTTTTTTCGCTAGGCATGTGATATTATCCTTGATAAATAAAGTATGGATAAAGTTTAACGGTATCTTTGGTGTTGTTAACCATATTCTTTTGAATTTCTGTAATTTTTTCGTATGTTAGCTCGTCTAGGACTTTCTGTAGCTCCTCTCTGAGTGTTTTTTGTTCTGCAGCGGCTTCGCTCAAGAGAGCGGCGCCGTTTAAAGTTACATTGTTGCCAGGGATTGGTATAGCGCCAAATTTTGATCTAATCTGACCTAACGTCTCTTTTGCAACAGCTAAAGCAAATCTCCTTATCCATTGTTTGCCTATAGAGTTAATATTTTTATACGGAATATTCGCCAGTGGCAAAGTGTTCATGTTATTAACGCCTGCGACACCATTCTTCCTATCAGCTTGTTCGTCCCACGGTTCTTGTTCCGCTGTAAACTCAATCCACATTGTATCTGGAGAAACAGTGCCAGGTATTGGGTATATTCTTAAATTGTTGTTTTTTATCTCATATGAGTAATGTGAGTTTCTAGTATAAATCGCGTCTTCGTAAGCCTGAGCCTGTAATTTGTTTTGCCATGGCGGAATAACTTCAAAAGTTGAATCGTCCGCGAACATACCATATGTCGACATATTACCAACAGCATTCATGCCACCATAATACCCATAGAATCTCCACATGGCATGAGGTGTTTTGTAATATACTCTTCGTATTGTTACTTTGTTGTTGCCAACTTTATTATAGAAAGCTTCGTCAGAATCAGTGGCAGAACTAGAAATGATTGTTTGCAAATCGTAATCTTGCTGAGATTCTACAAGAGAAAAAGATGCAGAATAAATAGGTACTGTGCCTCCAATACCAGCAACAGTGCTGGCTTGGTCCATAATTCTCTTATTGTAGCCAAACTCAAACTTTGGATATTTCAATTCAACCTGGCTTCCAGAGTTTATATCTGTTCTTTGCCCATCAGAGTCAAAAGTTCCGGTTGTAGCACCAAGGGAGCTGTGGAGTATGTTCTTTGATTGGTGAACATTCACAATGTAAGAGTACTCTAAAACCGCTTCTTCATAAGCAGAATATATATTCTTTTCGTTTAGCTCTATGTCTAAGACGTCTCCGCCTAACTTACGAAACGTAAAAGTTACTTGTTCTACGGCGCCAGTAACAAAGCTAGCATCGTATAAATCAGAAGAAGTATCAGCATATAAACCGTAGGGGTAGTTTGATGTTGTACTGGCAACAGAATAAGATCCTGTGGAGTTCAGCACTGATGTTGAAGCCTGAGAACTCGGTGTTAAAGTCGGTGTCGCCATTCATGTGGTCTCCTGTCACTATAATTAGTTAGGAGATGACTAATTAGCCTTCAGTCTTTTTTAGACTTACGCCGCGAACTAGTTTTTTTGCCTTTGCTTTTTTCTTCGGAAGAAGAAATTGCATCTTGGGTTGCCTGTGCCACATCTTCAACGACATCTTCAACAACCTCTGCTACATCTTTAACAACGTCGACGACAGTCTCTACAACGGCCTCAACAACCTCTGCGGTGGTTTCAGCGACAGTCTCAACGACCTCTGCGGCTGCTTCGACTACGTCCTCGGCAACATCTGCTACGCTTCCGGCAACAACGCCTGCCGCGGCCTTGGCTCTAGCTAGTGGGTGGCTAGCATATTTTCTAGCGTATTTAGTTGAATTAATTATTTTTCGTTTCTTGCCCATGATGTAAGTCTCCTATGACTTAAGTAAATAGTTGTTCATAAAGTTAAAATCTCAAAAATTACCCTCGAAAAAAATTTGAGAATATGCGATTTTTAAAGTTCTTCTCTCTCCGAGAGATCCTTAAAACATTTTATAGTGTTTTCCACAAAATCATAATAATGTGCTCGAAGTTTATTGTGGGCCTCTTGAATTTCTTTAATCTGTACTTGAAGCTCTTGAATTTTTATTTCCATCTGATCAGACATAATAACCTCCTATCTGGTTAACCACATTATAACACAACACGCAAGCTTTTGAAACAAAAAACCCCCAACCGATTTGGTTGGGGGTTTTGATTAATAGCTTGATAACTATCAGTTATTAAGTATTATGCATCCTCGAATATTGTTTCTAGTGTACCATCACCCATAAGAACTCCTTCAACAAACCATGTTGTTGTATTCACTCCTGTGAGTCTTAAATACCCGCCAGTTAACCATCCTTGTTCTATCTGACCTAAATCGATAAAGTCATTAGATGCTGCCGGTTGGCAGTTGAACCTATCCGCGGCGGCGCCGTTAGCACCTGTATCCAGGATTGTTACACTACCTAAAAAGCCATCTGTGCCATCAGTTGTTGCTGTTCTTATTCGCCCTGCGGTTGTGAAAGTCGTTTCTACAAGAAACGTATAAGTAATACCAGCCGCAGGAGTTGGTAAAGTTACCACAAGTCCATCCGCCTTATTGAACCCAAAGACTGTGCCTGAATCTGCTGCTGTTAGTGTCTTGGTAGCTGACTCCAGGGACTCATAGGCCATCTTCTGACCCTTAAACGAGGTAGTACCGCCCCAGGCAATTTCTCTATCTAAGTTCTCTAAAAGGGTTTCTGTATACCCTAGTCCAATTTTACCTGACATTGTTTTATCTCCTTGATTTGTTCAATATAGGCTTCACGCCATATTGTTCGGTGTGAATCATAATAAATAGTGTTGTGGATACTAAAGTTCCAATAAAAAAAACCCCGTCTGGTAAAAATACCAGACGGGGCCAGACTTAGCAGTCTAACTCAGTTTAGCTGGTTGCGCCAGCCTCACCAAGGAGTCCACGTACAACGACAAGGCCGTACATATCAGGTCGAACCATCTTCTTAGCGTAACGAGTCATCACGCCCTTACGAGGCACGAAGTCCTCGGTACCGAAGATCGTCGGAGTGACCTGGAGTGGCACATAGGGAGCGTAAACATATCCACTTTCGAGGAAGCTTCCGCCCTTACGACCAACAAGTACCAGGTTTCGCGGGAAGTAGGGGTCTACATAGACGTCCCACTTTCGAGAAACAGACCCGACATTAACGGCTCCAACTGTCCCCTTATCGGAGTCAGCGGTTACGTTAGCTCGGAACCCAGCAGTAAACTCAAGGATGTTAGCAACTTCAGGTGAGGTCACCAGGAAGTTAGCTCCACCGCGAAGAGTCTTTCTGTGGATCTGAGCCGACACGTCGTTAATAGTCTCGATAAGAGTCTCATACCACTCACTAACCGTGCCAGTGAAGTCCGGAGCCGCTGAAAGCGCCCCAAGCTCAACACCAGTTGTCCGGTTAACGAACAACCCAGGAGAACGCGACCAGTAGTACGTACCAGCTGACGCGCCCTGGACAAGATCGTTAACAATCTCACGATCGATTTCAAGAGCGATCTGCTCAGAAAGAATCTGAGTAAGTTCGACCTCTGCATCGAGATTGTGATAAGCATTAAGATCTTGGCCAAGCTCTGGAGACCACTTGGCCTTGAGCTTCTTGGTCTGGGCAGTAACAGCGACTGAATCAACTTTAATGTCGATTTCTGCAATTACGTTCTTGCCCGTTCCGCTTCCTTCGCGGCCAGTACCAGGATCTGGCTCTTCAAGAGGCCAGTTGTCTTGACCAACGACCGAACCGACGGCTCCGCCTGCAGCGAAGTTATCAGAGTAAGGTACGTTTAACGCATGGTTGTTGTTGCCAAGGTTTAGCGTACCCTCATCTGCAACGAAGTACAGAGTCAAGAACGTATCAGCAACAGAACCAGTAGCTAGACTACCATCTGCCTTACGGAAACCACGCTCAGTCAAACGACGAATTTGAACACCGTTGGTGAGACCAGTGGTGGCCTCGGCGTTGCTCGTGGTGGTCGTGTGAAGCGTAACGCCTCCAAGCATGTCCTTATTGATTCTAGCATGATCTGCATCAGTGAGACGACAAACTAAGTTGTAAACCTCTTTGGTGCTAGTATCACCAAGAATATCAGCATCCCAACGAATCGCTTTCTTTTGAGCTTCAGACAGCGAACTAATCGCCGTACCTGCAGCCAAGAAAGGCGTACCATTGGTACCAGTGTTGGTAACACCGTCATGACACTCGCCCTTCGCAATTGCTCCGGGGTCATCATCAGTCGCTTCAGTTAGCGCGGTGAGCGTACCGGTAGCATGCGAGAATGCATTGGCAAGGTTGTAGAATCCGCCACCTTCCTCAGTGAGGTCTGAGACACCACCAGTAAGTTGCGAACCGACAACGCCGCCACCGTAGATCGAATCTCCGGTATCCATGCCCAATCGACCATCTTCATAAGTAAAGTCTAAGAAGAAGAGCAGACCGGAAGGAAGGCTCATCGGCTGAACGGACACAAGGTCGTTAGCCAAAAGGCCTCCAAAGACACGGCGAACAATCGGGAATGCCACGGACGCGAAGCCCTCGACATCACCAGCTGCCATCGACGAAGCTTCCTTAAGAAGCTGCGAGGCTTGATTCTCTAGTAAGCGGGCCATTCCCGCCTTTTTTTGATCGTTGTCGATACCCTCTAAGAGTCCGGTAGCTTCCCACTTATCAAGTAGGGCAGCACCTTCTCTTTGAAGGGATCTTTCAACGATGCCTTCAGTTAATTTTTCTAAAACAGACATTTGAAATCCTCCTATAATATAAATTTGCTATTTGTCTATTCCTGCTAGGAATTTCCAACGATTTAACGTTGGGTTTTGATTTTGTCCTCCAGATTTTTGTTTTCTGGCTGACAGGATTACCGAAGAAGACTTCTGTACCGCTTCACTCAGTGAATTTGGCTGCTGTTTACGAGAGGTGCTGCCCACTGTGTTCTGAAGTGTTTCAAAAATTACTTTTGCTTCTTCAATAGTTTCGGCATTAGAGACAGCTTCGACAAGCTTTTGCTTTTGTCGCTCATTCAGGGAGTCGCTCTCTAGTGCCTTGTTCTGATAAAGAAGCTTGGCGTTAACCACGCTAGCTTTATCAAGTTTTTCTTTTAATATCTCAACTGCGTCTTTTAACTCAGCCGTAAATTTAGTCGACTTCTTTAACGCAGCTGCAAGTTTTGTGTTTTGTTTATTGGTAGACTCACTAACTGCTTGAAGATCCTGAACAGCTTTTCTCATAGCTGCTCTTTCTTCGCGTATTTTTGAATCTTGTTCTAGTGCCAACAGCTCTTCCTCTGCTAGGCGAATCTCGCCTTCTGGCATACCAGTCCAGCCGGATTTATTTGGGCCGGCTAGATCCACAGTAAGCTGTTCTTCTAATGTATCTTCGTCAGAAAGATCAGTAACTATCGATGGTTCCCCACCTTCTTCTAAGAAAAAATCATCCTCTAAAAACAACTCTTCTTCTAGATAATCATCCTCATAAAGACCCTCTTCGAGCAACTCATCATCAAAATCGATCATATTGTGCTCATAAAGTTCTGGATCTCCAACCACATCGCCATTAAATCGCAAGGCCTGTGTTAGATTTGACACCTCCTCCAGCAATTGGTCTAGCGGGATTTCTACCTGTTCGTTATTTTCTGTTGTGACAGCTAATGGAATATGCTCCATGACAGAAGACTGTTCTGTCGGCTCTAGAGGCGCCTCGCCTGTATCCGGAGAAGCCATTAAATCATCAGCTAGCTCACCGAGACTGTCGGCAGCAGGTTCTTCCTGCTCCAAGAGGCTCTCGACGGCGCCTTTGATTTGGTTTGAATATTTCTCTAATACCAGAGTTTCGGCATTTTTTGTTGCCGCCTCTCTTAACGCTTCCGCGTCAATGATTGCTTGTTCTAACATGTCAGACATTTAAATCGCTCCTAGAAGACTATTTGTCATAATAACTAGTTGTAACGAAGCTAAAATTCCTAGTTATAATACAACTGCTTATAAAATAGAAAACTAAACTCCTATTATCTTACTTATGTTCGCTTTAGCTATAGCACCTACCTTCGAAATATTCCCGACGGCGATGGCGCCACACTTAGAACCGCCGTCCCAGCCGGAGGCGACGGTAGCATAACAACCTATATTTGGGTTGCTGCCATCAAAATCATTTCCGTCGACGTCTTTGCCATCGGAGCCTAGCTCGGCGGCGAGGCCTCGTTGATAAGCTAAACCAGCGGCGTTGATAGTATAATCATCACCGATGCCGGCGTCGCCAATAGCTGTGAAAATAGTGTTGCCATCCGAGGTTACATCGTTATTATCTTCTAGCTGTGCTGTGACGGTGGGAGAGTCAGTGTTATAGAAGCCGTCGTCAATATCTCCAAAAGCAATACAGTTTTTAACTTTATGGGTATCGCTAGCGGACTGGAGTCTAATTCCGTAGTCTACGTCATCGGTGCCGCCATAGGCAATTGTATTATAGACCTCAACGTTGGTGCCAGACCAATATAGTAAGTACGAAGTAGACTGGTCACTGTCAGCAAGAACCATAGTGCAGTTTCTCATAATCATGTAACCGCCGGATCCTGCGATGGCCCACTTGTCCCACCCAACAAATAAGCAAGCTTCGATATTAAAAACTTCACCGCTCGCTCCGGTGCCGTCTTTAATCCCGTATACATCAGAGCCAGTGTCACCACCGTTTACAAGAAACTTTGTTCTTTTAATCGTGCATGCATGCGCATATCTTATTGCCGTCGGCTTGCAATCAAAAATACAATCTTCTACAGTAAAAGATGCTTTATCACCAGAACCTCCGTTAGCTCCGTATATTCCAGCGTCATTTTGTGTATTGTCAGTATTCTGAATAGTTAAATGCTTGAAAACGTTGCCGGTAGAACCTTTCGTGAGTTTGAATGTTGCTCCGCTGCTCTGTGTGATAATAACAGCGGTGCGATCTTCAGAAGTACTTGTAAACGTACAATTGTCACCAGTATAAGTAACCGTCTCCGTGTAAGTGCCGTCCCCAATAGAGATCGTGTTGGTGGCGATACCTCCACCAACGGCAGCGTCTACAAGCGCTTCGGCCGCACCAATGGTGAGCTTTGCTGTACCGGTCGTGGCGCCGTTATTGGTGTCGTTGCCGGATTTAGATACGTAAAACGTAGCCATATTTAAGCAACCTCAATCCACGTCTTGTCCGGATCGAAGTACACCAGTACATCACTGCTGTCGTCATCGACAGCGTACCCAACAATTCTAACAAAATCTCCTGTTCCAGACGGCGCCGTAAAGTCAAAATGGCCGGCAGTGGTCGAAACATAAACCGGCAATCCATCACACGCGCCGGATCCGGGCAAGTTCAGTATTTCTGTTGAGGGTATTTTTATAAACCCTTTCGTGTGAACCCCTACTGCTTGTGAGCCGCCGCCTAGGCCGACGCCCAGGAGTTGAGACGCGCCAGTTGCTACAGCGTCGGCGTCAGTTGAATCCCACGTTCCATCAGTGTGTAGGAAATAAATTTGGCCGGCCGTTAAAGTGTCGTTTGCGCCAGGAGAATAAATAAGGCGCTCGCCGCCGCCCTCGCCATCAGCCAGCTGGTTTTCAAACGTTACAGCCTGGAAATTGTTGGTAACACTAAGTGCGACTTTAGGATCAAAATCATTTATGCCTACCTTGCCGCCAATCTTTGTGGTAGTTGTAAACATGTTGCGAGTGCCACCAATATTAATATTTGAGCCAGAAAGAACCATGCCGCGGGAGGAGCCGGAAATAATTAATAGATTTTGATCGTCCTCATCGTATTCAATTGAAGCATCTTTGTTGGTGCCAAGGTGCAGCTTTTTATCATCAATAAGCCAAGCATCTTGAGAGAACATGACAGCTTCGGACGAATTCGTAGTAATAACAGTTACGTAAGCGTTTGCCTCTTCCATGATCGAAAAGGCGTTGGCAACATTGTCGGGTAGATCAATGTCGAAGCCGCCGGCCGCACCAGAAATAATCAGCTTGTCTACGCCAGCTTCGTCATATTCTACAGAAGCGTCATTGCCAGTGCCGAAATAAAGCTTTTTACCATCTTCAACACGTACGTGCTGTGACGCAGTGATAGGCGAGTTAAAATCAAAACCAGAATTGCTCAAGATGAAGGGGTCGCTATCGGTGAACGAACCAAAGCCTGACTTTATATGAAGAGTCTCGTCTGAGCCCATATTGCCAATCGACCATTTTGAACTACCATTGCTCATGAAGGTAAACTGTGTGTCACCGTTCGCCGTGCTATTGTCAATATTGATTCTGCCGTAATCTGAATCTCCAGATTTGAAGGTGGCTATTAGTCCGTTTGTTGTATCGTCAGCATCAGCGCTCACAAGAAGAATACCACTAGTCTTCGCGGGGGATGTGTCGACGCCAATGGAGAGCTTGTCGGTAACTCGGATCAACGAACCAGAGAGAGTTGTGCCGAAAGAAGAACCGGAAATGATGAGCATGTCTTGGCCGGCTTCGTCGTAAAAGATGCTCGCGTCGTTGTTCGAACCAAAGTAAAGGGGTAAATCATCGTTAACTCTGGCGTCATCGCCGATTACAAATGTCGTGCCGTCGTAGGTTAGATTTGCCTCCGCGTTCAGCGCGTCTGCGCCAGTTGCTGTAACTAAACGATTATCCACGCCGTTGGTCAAGAAGTCAGAAACATCAACCGTTAGCTGTCCGCTACTCGCGTCCAAGCCGGTGCTAGCTATACCAGAAACTAAATCTGCGATCGACTCTTGCTTTACAACGCCGGAGGGCATGTCA